AGCAGCACCTTGTGCACCTTGAGCACCCGAAGTTCCTCCAGAACCTTGTGCACCTTGAGCTCCTTGAGAACCACTACCAGCAGCACCTTGTGCACCTTGAGCACCAGAAGTTCCTCCAGAACCTTGAACACCTTGTGCACCAGGAGCGCCTTGTGATCCGCTACCAGCAGCACCTTGAGCGCCTTGAGTACCAGATGTTCCTGCAGTACCTTGAGAACCCTGGGCTCCCTGTGAACCACTACCAGCTACACCTTGAGCTCCTTGAGAACCTTGACTACCAGGAGTTCCTGCATCACCTTGAGGACCTTGAGCACCGGTACTTCCTGCTCCTGATCCACCACCAGGAGCACCTTGGGAACCTTGAGCACCTGCGTTACCTTGAGGACCTTGAGTTCCTGGTGTTCCATCTGTACCTTGAGAACCTTGACTACCAGAAGTTCCTGCGGTTCCTTGAGAACCTTTAGTACCTTGAGCACCTTTAGTACCTTGTGCACCCTGTGCACCTTTTGGACCAGTACTTCCTGTACCTGAATTTTTATTTGAAAGAGTTACAGATTGTGATATAATGTTTGCATTATTTTGAGCAGTATTATTTGCAGTAGTTTGAGCTAAAGCTAAAGCTGTGGCATATGCGGCTTGATAAGATACAGTAGATGTTGCTGATGCACTTGCTTTAGCAGTTACTAATGCAGGCGGTGTTACTACAGTGACATAAGCTGTACCAGTCGCAGTCGCAGTGGCCGAATATGTCTTGTTTGACGTACCAGTTGACATATGATTATATACATTATAAATATATTATTTTATTTTAATTAATATATTTATAATAAAATAATATATTTTTACTATTTCAATAATTTCTACGCAATTTTAATTAGTTTAATAAAAACTACTTAAAATTTATTATACAACTAATCTAAATATTAAATAATTATGTCAAACTTAAATTGCGATTGTTTAATTCTTAAATTACAAGAAATATTTAATGGTAATATTGATACTACATTATTTATTTTATACGATACAAATGAGGAATATTATATAGTTACTGGAAAAAGAACTAATATTAATGGAAACACTGAAAATGTTCCTTATAAATTTTATTGTAAATATGCCACAGAATTAATTGAATTTATTAGCATAGTAATTTGTAAAAATAGTACAATAAATTATACATTATATAATTATGATGATTTACCAATTAATAGTGACGAAATAGAATTTAATTATTTTACCAATTTAGATGGTGATGTTAAATATGAATTAGCTGGATACGATGATAAAAAATATAATAAACAAGAAATAATGAAATATTTAAGAATAATAAAAAATGTGTTTAACTATTATTAAATAAATAATATAAATATTTATAAAAATATGAAAGATATTATTTCGCTTTTACTTACAACGTCTTGTTTAGCAATAGCTGGGTTAGGTATATATTTGTTCAGTTCTAATTCTCATGAAAATTCTGTTGATACTCAAAAAGCTGGCAAAAAAAGAACTACTGTTTCTAGTAAAAAACAAATTGAGGTAAAGGATAAATTTGATGATGACAATGATGACAATGATAATAATTATGACAATGACGACAATGATAATGACGATGATAACGTTACTAAAACTGATTACAACTATAAATCAAAATCAAAAAGCAAGATTACTAACAATAAAACAAAAAAAAACAGTAATAAATATTCTTCTTCCAAAAAAAATTATTATTACTAATAATCCATATAATCTTATTATTTATTTTTAATTTTTATAAATAATATAAACAATGTCATAAGACGATTTATTATATTTAATTTGCGACGTATAAGTTAATTTATTGTAATTGCATATTTGACGTACAATAGTAATAAAACTATTGTAGGTTAATTTCTTTTCTAAATATATTTTTTTTGAATTATGATAATAAGGTTTACAAAGTTCAATAAATTGTTGTATATTTTCATTAAAAATGCCCTTTTTAAATGATTCGGTATTCAATATATAATGTTTATCATTTTTCATACATATATCATTTAATAAATTAAACAATAATTCATTTGGAAATTCTTTTTTAAATATTTGTGTTGACATTGAATAAAAATATAATATGTATAAATATATCACATATTATATTTATTTGTTTGAAATATAATATGTGATATATTATTTTCATAACAAACCTAAAATTATTTTTTACGAATTATGTAATATATTTATTAAATTATTTGTAAACAATGACAATTCTATTTCATCTTCGTGAATATTATAAAAAATTTTTATATATTTGCATATACATGGTATAACTTTGTATTTTTCATCTTCAGTTAAAATATCAGTATATTTTATAAAAATGAAATAATTGTCCAATATATCCATTACAGAATAACCTCTATCAAATAAATCATAAATTACAGTTAATGATTCTTCCAGGTTTTTTTCCTTAATTAATTTTGTATACTCTTCTAAAGTATAAAAACTTATATTAGAACACAATTTGACTGCTAAATCATACGTAATTTTTTCACCAAGAAGTTTAAATTTTTCCATATAGTTAATTAAAATTTTAACAGTGTTATTACAAACATTTACTATAAATTCTTCAGCTTCAGGATCTATGTCTATTTTTTCACATTCTTTGATACTTTTAATTATTTCTATCAAATTTTCTTTCTGTAATGGTTTTATTTTAATAATAGAAAACCTTGATTGCAAATTTTCAATTACTTTTTGAATATTACTACAAGATGATATAAAATGAACATTATGACTAAATTTATCAATGCAGTTACGAAATACTTGCTGACTTTGTTCATTGATATAATCAATGTCATCTAAAACTACAAATTTTTTTTTATTTTGAATAGTTGAACATGTTTGACAAAATGTTTTAACATCTGTTCTATAATAATTAATACCTTGTTCTCTTAAACTATTAATGAAAAGCACATTTTTTTCATAATCTTTTGATTCATAGTCTTTATAATATTCTTTTATAATTGCATTCAACAATGATGTTTTACCTGAAGCAATATTACCTAATAATAAAATATTCAAATTGTCCATTAAAATCAATGCTTTTAAAATATCAATAACTTCATTATTTTTACCAAAATCATCAAAATAAATGGGTTGAAATTTATGAATAAACAATTTATCTTCTAATTTCATAATATTTATTCAATTAAATTAATATTATTAGTTATTTTATATTTAAGTATATCTTATTAGATAATATATACATTTTTATAATGACTGAAAAAACGGAGGATCTATATACAATTTTAGGAATTAATGAAAATGCAAGTCACGATGAAATTAAAAAGGCTTATAGAGGATTATCATTAAAATATCATCCAGATAGAAATCCTGATCCGCATGCAACTGAAAAATTTAAACAAATTAATGAAGCATATGAAATTTTAGGGGATGATCAAAAAAGAAAACAATATGAAATGGAAAGAAAAAATCCTTTTATGAGAATGAGCAATATGGGTCATGGTATGCATGGTGCAGCTAATATGGGTGAGATGGATGATATATTGAAAGCATTTTTTGGTGGAATGCCATTTATGGGAGGAATGGGACCATTTAATGCAGCCAGTGAAATGAATGATTTAAATGGAATGGGTGGAATACCAGGTTTTCCACCGGGTTTTCCACCTGGTGCCCAGTTTCATGTTTTTCATAATGGACGTCCTGTTAACATCGGTAATAGATTTCAAAAGCCTTCTCCAATAACAAAAACAGTTACTATTGATATTGAACAAGTTTACAATGGTGCAACAATTCCAGTAGATATTGAAAGATGGATTAACGACAATGGAACAAAAACTTTTGAAAAAGAAACTTTATATGTATCAATACCAAAGGGTATAGATGAAAACGAGATAATAATACTAAAAGATAAAGGAAATATTGCTAATGAACATTGTAAAGGAGATGTCAAAATTTTTATTAAAATAATTAATAATACTGAAATTAAACGAACCGGATTAGATTTAATTTATGAAAAAAATATTTCACTCAAAGAAGCATTATGTGGATTCACATTTGAAATAAAATTTATTAATGGAAAAATTTATACATTAAATAATAATAGTGGTAATATTATTACACCCGAATATAGAAAAATAGTACCTAATATGGGATTAACGAGAGAAGGACATACTGGTAATCTAATTGTAGTATTTCATATTGGATTTCCCGAAAAATTAACAAATGAACAAATAAAAAATTTAAGTGAAATTTTATAAAATAATAATATTATTTTTAAATAAAAACAATTTAGAGACAATTAATTACTATTAATTGAACGAATATAAGTCAGTGGTAGACTATTAGACTTCCAATCTAACAACTCGGGTTCGATTCCCGATGTTCGTATCTCTTAATTAAATACAATTATATTTCACAAAAAATATAATTGTATGTAACACATATACTTTTACTTTTTCATTTACTATTCAAAAATTAGAGAAATGTAAGTAGCTGGGTCATCTAAACCAAGAACACCAATTACAACTTTAGCTAACCAATCAAAAACATTTAAACTTGCTCCACTACTTGTAACCGCGCTTCCACTGACAGAACCACCAGTTCCGCCTGCACCATCTCCACCCAATACATTAGTATTCCAATTATGCGTATAACCATATGAACCAGCACCACCACCACCCATATTAATTGCGGCTGCGCTATCTTGAAAAGTTCCACTATAATTAGCAGAAGAACCTTGATATGGAATTGTACAATTATATGCAGGTAACGAAAAAACCTGATATGAATAATTTGGTATAATAGTTGATTGACCTGCGTAATAAGTAGCATCATTACCGGTACAGGTTACATTATAGCTAGATGTACCATTACCGCCATTACCTCCAGATAAAAAGGCAAATAAAAGACTATATCCTTCTGTTGAGAAACCTGTAACATTTGGAGTTCCACCGGTTCCTCCCGGCGGGGTTGTTCCATTTCCACCACTATTGTTACTAGTTGCGGCCGTTCCACCTCCACCACCCGGACATCCAAAATAAATTGGTTGACTAATTTGTGAATTACTTATACTAACTTGTGTTGCGCTACCACTGCTACCATTTATACCGCTATAACCGTTACTACCGTTACTTAATCCACCTGCGCCACCTGCACCACCATAACCTAAACTAACTTGTATTACACTTGTTAGACCAAGATTATTATCTCCGCTAGAATTCACTGTATATAAATAAACTGTTCCACCAATAATAGCGCCACCACCACCACCACCTGCACCTAAAACACAATTATCGTTTTCAAGTGATGCGCCTCCTGCACCACCACCTCCTCCACCACACATTGCGATGTTTATGACAGATAAATTAGTTTCAATTGTAAAATTTCCTGGTCCCAAAAAAATAACATAATATGTTTGTCCATTATAAACTACAGAAGTTATACCACTTGAGCTATTAGGATATGCACTGTTTGAACTAATATTATTTGTATTTGCGGATATTACATTTAACGTTGCAGTTGTTCCTGAACTTGGTGGTGGAATAGGGGGAAGTGGTGAAGCAGCTATTCCTGAAATACTAGGCGTTATATTTGTTTGACTTATATTTGCCCATATGCACACGAGTCCTTGACCTCCATTACCACCAGAATATCCGTTGCCTGCACCATTTTTTGAAAATTGAGGTGCTCCTCCTCCTCCTCCTCCTCCGTATCCACCATTGATACTACTTGGTTGAGACGGAGTGGTCCCTGGTAGAGGTGGATTCTCACGCTGCCAGGCAGCAACTCTACTAGACGAACCTGCGCCTGCACGACCACTACCGACTACAACCGAAGCACTAGTTCTCCCCGATGTACCTAAAGAAGGCATTGGTTGTAAATAAAAAGAATAATTCGGTTGATAACTTTGTTGTGTGAATGAAAAATTACTCATTTAGATTAATATATATATAAAATATATTTATTGTATTAGTATATTTTATATAGATAGTATATAATATGGCAGGAAGACCAAGAATTGTAAGAAATATTAAATCTTATATTAATTATGTTGATAATCATAGTGATTCGGGACCAATGAAAATTGGCACAGCACCTAGTGTAGGAGTTACACGTTATTATTGGCATAATTTGCAATCTTATGTAAATCAAACTGCAGGAAAACCAAAAAAAAGTTATAAAAATATGGTGTTTTTAGGCATAAATCCAGCACAAACTCCTGTTAGAGAAGGTTTTACACAATCGTGTAATTATAATTATTCATATGTACCTAATCGTGTACTACCAAATTTTTTTGCAGACTATAATAAAAAGTATCATAATCATTATTATAGGCCTTATTTACCTAATACAGAAGAGGATGCTGCATTATTAGATTTCAAACAAAAATATACAGATACTTACAATAATTATTTAAGTAGAAAATACATTGGTATGAATAGATGAATATACAAATACATAAAAAAAAATAAAATATAATAAAATCAATAATTGGTTATATTTTATAAATATCATTAAATTGAATAAATTTTTAATGTTTCAAAACAATACCCAAAATACGTTGATATAATAAAATTCCAGCGTCTTGGATAGGTAATACATATGCATATGTATCGCCATCGTTATGATGGGAATGCCACAATCCTGGAGGTGTAACAAACATTTCATTTGTTTTCCAATAAACTTTTTTGGGATTAATTATTTTACCATTTTCATCCAATTCATTTCCTATTAAAGTATAAATATTTTCTTTATCATTAGCTGAAATGCACAAATCAAGGGCAACTGAATTATGTTTGTGTGGTCTTTGATTTGCATGTGGAGGTAACTCATTATATAAAGCCCACAAAACCGGTGTTATCGTATTAGTACCGAATTTTTCAGTGTCTTCATTACTTAATAAAATCCCTTTTCTATTATTGTTTGGATTAGATAGTTTTTCTAAATTGTTCAGTAAATATTCTTTGGAATAAACAGAAGGAATAAAAGTTCTACTAGTTGCTGTAGTACCCAGATAATTTAACAAAGGACTATCGTTGATATAATACAAAAATACATCTTCATCAATATTGTTATTTAATATTTTAATAGAACTAAAAAATGGTGCAATGAATATATCACCACAAGATAACTGAAATTTATCAGCATCATTATCACTATTGTTCAAAATGATTTCACAATTGCCTTTCATAATATAAAATAAATTGGATGATGAATTGAATGATGAATCTTTATCGTTTATTTCTAATTCTTTTAAAGAATCATTTGGCTGAATCTTAATAAAACTCGCAAGTAAATTAGGCGACGCTGCTTTAAAACCAACATTATAAATTTGTGAAAAATCAATAAAACTAATCCCATAGTTACAATCATCAATGTTTTTTGTTATTATCGGTATTGTGTTCATTGTAGGATTTACATTACTTTCATATTCATAACATTTTATATAGCTCATATGACTAATTTTATAATATATTATATAATATAAAATTTTTATATCATTATTTACATTAATTATTTTACATGATTTTTTCTATATTTATAAATTCATTTTCTTGTGGTAACATTAAATTATTCAAGTTAGTTGTATTATAAAGATAATTATTTTTTTCTAAAGCTGGATTGGGTGGTAATGGAAAAGGAAAATATCCATCAATTGATTTATAAGAATATCTAGGATATAAGCCTAAATAATTATAGAATCTTCCACAATTATGATCAACACATACAGTTGCTCTCGCATTTTTTGCCCTTCTATTTGCCCTATTTTGAGCACCTACACCACCGGTTCCAGGTTTAAATTTATTATAAATATAGGTAGGTTTGTTACAAATTAAACCATACAATGGGTTTTTTCTACCTCCAACGCCTGTATTTTTTTTGTACAAGAATCCTGGAAAACCTTGAGGTCTTCCGTACCAAAATTGTCCATTTGAATTACTACCTGTTCCAAAACCTTTAAAATATGACATTTATGAATAATATATATTAATGAAATATTATATATTATATCTTTCTACTTTTCAAAAAAGTAGAGCAAAAGATTTGGCTCAACCTTTCCCAAAGGTTGATTTGGCGCACCCTTTCCCAAAGGTTGCTAGGAAATTTTGCGTGTAGGAATATCAGCAGATACAATGTAGATTGAATTTTCTGTAATAATAATATATTCCTCTGCACTCTTGTAAAATTTTATTATGCTTGACGTGTATTCTTCTTCAGATTTTACAAGTAATTTTTCACCAGTCGTTTTAGCACCTACAAGTGCTTTTTTATCTAAAGAAGCTGTCCAGTAATCCATCATTACTGGTTTATCTTCAACTATAGACAATTTGCATGCATGTTTCAATGTTAAATCTGTTGGCAATCTATAATTAGATTCACCTGTTTTAGTACTTGAGGCAGATGTATTTTTTTCTTCTGTCATTATTTATATAATTTTAAATTATTAGTCTTTAAATACTTATTTTACATTTATACAAAATTTTAAATATTTAAATATGTAAAACATGAAAACTAGTAGTTCGCATGAAACAAAGGATTATTCATTAAGCAATTTTGACAATTATTATAAAAATTTTGATTATAAACAGGACGAAGTTATTGAAAAATACATTTTATTATCAAATGAATTTTTACAGTTTATTTTAGAAAAAATAAAATTTAAAAATACAAATTATTCCAAATTTATTATTATTAGAGGATACGAAACAATTACAAATATCTTCAATATTATTTTATACTGCACAAAAAATTTGGATTTAACAATTTATCATTGCCAAAAAGGATATTACTATTATATTGAATTTATAGAGCAAATTTCAAACGTAGATCACGTTTTATTACAATTAAATTCAAGAGATGCTACTACATATGTATATAAAAAAACTTTTACAGAATTAAATCATGATATTAAAAAAAATTTACCGTCGTGTCCAATTGATATCAAAAATTTAATAGAAATAATTGATGAACATATAAAAACCTTTAAGAATATTTTTGAATTTTTGTTACAATTTTTAGATTTAAATAATTTATTAATTAATAAAAAAATAATTGATAAATTTAAATTAGTTTGTCAAAAAATTGTTTTTACAAATTTGAAAACACATAATAATGTAAGTAATGTAAAAAATATGTACAATGAAATTGAAATTATTAATAATGAATTTTTAAATAATAATATAATGACGCCTAAGGAAAAATTTATTGACGAATATTTTAAATTTATTACGCAGAAATGGAAATAAATATATTTTTTCTTCTAATTTTTTTCTTATTGTCTTTATCAATTTTAAGTTGATTTATTTCATTCATATCAATATTTGTATTTTTTTGACAAATATTGACGTATTCATTTTTTAATATATTCTTTAAAAAATCATATATCAAAAATAATACATTTTCATCACATTTTCCTACTATCAAGACACTTCCTGTCCTGAATATCATAAATGATATTTGTTTAACATTTTGATACATATCCATTTTATCTTTAGATATTTGACACCCATTTTGTAAATCTACGTCAGGATTAAAATAAAATTTGCATTGAATACCAGGATATGAACATGGATCATAAATAGATTGAATATTATATTTATATTTTAATATATCATATAAAATTTCTCTATTAATATAAAACCCACAATTGAAATTGGAATTAATTAATACAGTATCACAACTATTTTCTTTATAATATAATTTATCTTCCATATTGGGTTGTAAAATATCTATAATCATTTGTAATATCATTTCAAAAACTGCATCGTCTTGTATTCCAGGAATTTCTAATTTTCCTGTATTAAAAATCTTTACATGAAATTCTTTAAAAGCATTTGCTAGTTTTATACGCAAAATTAAAACAAAACAATTATAAAACGCACTCTTCTTTTTGGATCTATAACTCATAATATCTTTTTTTGACAATCCAATTGTTATTTTTCTTATATCTTTAAATTTAATTCTCCCTGTAGGATTTATAATACTTGTTATGATTTGTTCATCATAAAGATTTTCATTTTTTAATCTATCTTTAATATCATGTAATTCTTCTTCTGTCATAGAATTGAACTTCATTTGCTTTTTAATTACACCACTACTCGGTACCGAATAATTCAAAACTGGAATAATCCAGAACATTTCTTTCAAATTTATTGGATTATTTAAATACGCTATTTTAGTTTTTGTAGAAATATAAATTTCACTTGATTTAGGAATAACATTTTTTGAACTATTTTCTAAATTAAGGCTTTCATTTATATTTGCTGAAATATAATTTTCATCAATATGTGTGTCAATACATTGTTCGTTGTGATATTCATATTCTTCTGTATCATCATCATACTCATTATTTGACAAAATAAAATTTTTCCACTCTTCATCAATATTATTTAATACAGCCATAATTATTATAAGTAACAAGTTATTCTTTATATTCTTTATATTATATTTATTTCAATTATTTTCTTTAATATATAATATAAAGAAAATGCAATTGAAACGCAAGACAGACGATAACAAAAATAGTAGTGTTCCTATTAAAATTAAAAATAATTTTTTAGAAAAAAATCAATATAGTTTAAAACAAAATTTTTTTGATCCTGCAAAAAGCTCACCACCAAATATTTTCATGATTAAATTATATGCAAGAATGGTTCAATACGATTCAAATCATAAAAATGATATCATTTTTGATAATAAGTAATTAATTAAAATATTATTATTGCAATTTTGAGAGTGCATTATATTTTCTATAAAACTCAAAAAATCACTGGTTATTTTGATTCTTTTATTATAAACAATATAATTTATAAAATCCTTGATAATATTCTTTTTATCAATATTATATTTATTACTTATAAAATGTATATAAGAACTAATATTTTGTAAATTATCGTTTGATTGAATTTTTTTAATAATAATTTCCCATTCTTTTGATTCTATTATATTTATAAAATTATTTTTATATAAATTATTAACATCATCGCTTTTTTTTGCTATATATTGATTAGATTGAATAAAATTTATCATACTTCTAAGATCATATTTAAATATTTTTTGTATGTTTTCAATTGATTCAATATTTAAATCTATTTTTTCTGAAACACAAATATTTTTCAAAAACTTTACTATATTTTCTTTTGGTAATTGATTAAATCGTAATCTAATAAATTCATTTTGCAAACCTTCATCTATACGGCTAATATAATTACAAATTAAACAAAACCGGACAGAACCTTTAAAATTTTGTAAAAGATATCGTAATGCTTGTTGCGCATTTTTAGTCATATAATCAACTTCATCTAATATAACAAATTTCGTACCATTATTAAAAAGTGGTTTGGAATTTACAAAAGAATTAATTTGGTTTCTAATAATGTCAATTCCTCGTTCATCTGAAGCATTTAAATGAATAACTAAATCTTTATTAGTTGTATTTTGTTTTTTTTGATATGCTGTTATTAATTTAATAATAGTTGTTGTTTTACCTGTGCCGGGTGGCCCATAAAACAATAAATTAGGAAAATACTGTGTTTCTATAATGTTTTTCAAAATTTTTTTATTCAAAGGGTCCAAAACTATTTCTTCAAAATCATTCGGTCTATACTTTTCACAAAAAGGTATAAATTCTTTATTATTTATCATTTTAATTAAAATACTTATATTTCATAAATTTTTTTCTTTAATATTTAATTCATTTTAGAATAAAATTGAATTAAATAATATTTAATTTATTGTAATTAAATAAAAACAACTATGTCAACGTCTTCATTAAAAACAAAGGGTTATTTGGAATTGATCATTGGTCCAATGTATAGTGGTAAAACTAGTAAATTATTAGAAATATATAAACAATGTAATTTTTGTGATATTTCGGTTTGCGTTATTAATCATTCTCTTGATAAACGATATCATAATTCTATGCTAGCTAGTCATGACAAACATATGATACCATGTTTAAATCTGGACAACTTATCTAATTTATGGTTTAATAATGGTGAAATTGACTTAACATCTTTTGTAGATAATACAGAACATAAATTTATTAGAAATGCCGAAGTTATATTGATCAATGAAGGTCAATTTTTTAGAGACCTTCATTATGTTGTCAATGACATGTTAAAAAATAATAAGGTTGTCTATATATGTGGTTTAGATGGTGATTTTGAAAGAAAAAGATTTGGCGAATTGCTTGATTTGATACCTTTATGTGATAAAGTGACAAAGTTAACTTCATTGTGTTCACTTTGTAAAAATGGAACTCCTGGAATATTCTCAAAGAGACTCTCAAACGAAACGGAACAAACTGTTATAGGGTCTAAAAATTACATACCTGTATGTAGAATTTGTTACGATAAAAAATAACGTGATTTATATTATATTAAAACAATTTAAATTTATACAAGTTAATAACATATAAATTTTTTTTAAATGCCACGAACAAAAAAGTTAACAACCAATATAGAAACCAAACTAGAAACCAAAACAGAAATTCAAAACGAAGTTATTGGATTGCAAAATCAAAATAGTCAAAACAATTTACAAATAATTACCAAATCAAAACGGGGGAGAAAACCTAAAAATGCGTCATTAATAACTAATCTTACCGTAAAAAGTAATGAAAATATAATATTATTTCATACGGAAGATGATAAACAGAATGATTGTTGCAATGAAGAAAAGCAAATAATATTAGAAATTAAAGATACGAACACAATTGACAATTTACATGAATCTATTCATGAAAAAAATGTTCAAATTAAACCCACTGGTAAAAAAAGGGGAAGAAAACCTAAAGGTGGTAAAATATTACAAGAAGTTTTACCACCAACAAATATAAAAGAAATAAAACCTAATATAATTTTGCATTTAAAATGTTGTATGAAAGATTTACAAAACAACTTATTTGAACATAATATCAATGGATACGACTTTTCATCCTGTAAAAAAGAATTATTATATGAAGTAATTACAAATAACGAAGGTACGAATGACAGTTTGACAAATTTTAATTCATTGAAAATACAAACACACGAAAATACATCAAAAGATTGTTTTCATAACGATACGGACGACATTGAAACAACATATGCATGTAATAATAAAAAAAATGATTTGAAGGATTTATGGAAAAAATTAAAAAATTTGGAATACAGTTTGCATTTAAATAATATCAGTGACAAAAAGTCTGCTTGTTTTTGGTGTACATATGAATTTGATAATCCTCCGATTTACATACCAAAACATTATATTAAAGATTCCTATCATGTATATGGATGTTTTTGTAGCCCTGAGTGTGCAACAGCTCATTTAATGGAAGAAAATATTGATAGTTCAACAAAATTTGAAAGATATCATTTATTAAATCATATTTATTCAAAAATTTACGATTACACCAAAAATATTAAACCGGCACCCAATCCTTATTACATATTGGAAAAATTTTACGGAAATTTAAATATACAAGAATATAGATCATTATTAAAGAATGAGCGTTTGTTTTTAGTGGTAGATAAACCATTAACTAGAATACTACCAGAACTTCATGAAGATAACGATGATTTCATTATCAATAATAAAGTGATCCCTTCAAATACATATCAAATAAAACGAAAATTATTGAATAAACAAACTAAGAACAATATATTAAGTGAAAAATTTGGATTACATTAAAAGTATAGAATATATTTTTTTGTTTCTTTATTATATAAATATAATAAAGAAAATTATGATACCGAAAATAATACATAACATTTGGATACAAGGATATGAAAATTTACCTAATGAAAATAAAATTTATTATTTAAATATTAAAAAATTAAATCCTGATTGGGAATTTATGATTTGGGACGATGAAATGATAAAAAATTTATTGCAAAAATATCCAAAAATATATGATATATACAAAAAAAGTAGCAATTATAGTGGATCTATTGACAATAATATAATTAAAAGTGATATAGCAAGATATATTATCATGAAAGATTATGGCGGGTTGTATTTTGATGCAGATTTCAAATGCAAAACATCATTTGATGAGGTTTTTTTAAATGAAAATAATGAAAATATTAGTAATCTTAACTCAAAAAATAATATTTATATTGCTAGTTCTCAGCTAAATTTTTGGAATATTTGGAATTTTATGAATCCTTTTCAAAGAGCGAAATATTGTTCTTGTTTCATGGGAATGGATAAAAATCATCCAATATGGGATACTGTTATTAAAAAACTTATGGTTGCAACTACAAAACAAAATATTCATAATGCTCTTGATAATTCTTTGCAGCAAATAGAAAATGATGCAAAAAATAAGAATTATTCAATCATATTATTAAATAAAGTAAATGGTAATTACTATCAATGCATAAATGACAATACTAGTTGTTATAAACAAGAATCGTCACAATTTAATTATATAAGTGAAATTTTGAAGTTCTTTACTTGCTATTATAAACAATTTATCATGTTAATTATTGCTATAATTATTATAATTTCTGTAGAATGTTTACATATGCATAATGCTATAAAATTTGGCCCTGTTAATTTCATACCAGGAATGCCAGGGTCCGCACCACCAAGCAATACTATTTTGCAAAAGAAAAAGGTTAAACGGTCTGTTAAACGTTAAATAAAACAATTTGGTTTCTTTAAGTTATTTTGGCGATTTATTATATTAATTCCAAAGTGTTCCAAAAAGTATTTTGGTTTTTCAAAAATGGACAAAAAAAATGTCCAAAAATGAAAAACCCCAAACACTTTTGAAAAAACAACATTTGTGACTGAAATGAAAAATTAGCATGTGGTTACCAAAAAAATAATTCTAAAATTGTTACCATAAATTTTGAAATTTTTCGGTCGTTTATTTAGGAGTTTTTTTCTGTCAACATTTTATACTGACAAATGTTGACAAACTTTACGCAAATTACGCAGCCTATGTATGAATGTAAAAAGTGTGACTTTATATCGTGTAGAAAGAATGATTGGGACAGGCATATTTTGACACGTAAACATAAAAATGTTGACAAAATGTTGACAAATGTTTCCGCATACGCCGCAGAGATAAATCCAATTCATAAATGTGAATGTGGAAAAATATATAAACATCGCCAAAGCTTGTATGTTCACAAACAAACATGTGTAACAAAAGATGAAATAAATAAAGAATTACATGATAAAGATTTAATTGATTATTTGTTGAAAGAAAATAGCGAGTTCAAAGAGATGCTTTTAGAGCAAAATAAGATGATGATGGAACTTGCAAAGACATCACAAACGAACAATAATAACATAATGAATAATAGTAATAACCACAGTCATAATAAAACTTTTAATTTAAATTTATTTTTGAATGAAACGTGCAAAGATGCTATGAATATTATGGATTTTATCAATTCGTTACAATTACAAGTATCGGATTTAGAAAATGTCGGTAAAGTAGGTTATGTTAAAGGATTATCTAATATTATAATAAAAAATCTTAAAGCATTAGATGTTGAAAAACGACCAGTTCATTGTACAGATACAAAACGTGAAATTATTTATGTGAAGGACAACGACGAATGGCAAAAAGAAACAAATGAAAAACCTAAGCTACGCAAAGCGTTAAAACTATTGGCGCACAAAAATATTAAGATGTTACCTATTTATAGAGAGAAATATCCTGATTGTGAAGAATGGAATTCTAAAAAATGCAGTGAATATAATAAGATTGTTTCTGAGGCCATGGGTGGCGAATACAACGATGACGAAATTAGTTTTGGTAAAATTATAAAAAATGTGGTCAAAGAAATTTCTATTGATAAGGCGGCAAATGGTGATGCGAACCAGATTTGTTAAATCTTCGTCTCATCACGTTCCTTTCGTAAATTGTATTCTCTCATATTTGAATCCAATCTATATCTTATTTGTTTGTAAATCTCTTGATTCACAGTCTTTATTGGCGGTTCTTTTTTTTCAGCTATTCCTAAATAGGATTTAACTACTTTAATATGATCATAGTTAAACTCCTTAAGTTTATTTTTTGCTTCTTCTTCTGAATAATCTGTTTGTCTAAGAATCATTTCTACTTTTTCTTGAATTTCATTGTTGTTTGTGAAAGAAATAGTATCAGTCATATATGATTAAAATAAATTATTTTTTAAATCATATTAAACGAATAGTTATATATAAAATTATCAACAGTATAATTTGACACACAAGATGAATAATTTTGATACACAGCCTTTATTAAATGAAATCAATGATGTTGTTAAAAATGGTTTTCAAGAAATTTTAAAAAATTATATGAAAAGACATTGGTTACTTGAAGAAACTCATGATAAGCTCGTAAATTTACCAAGTGTTAAACAATACTATGGTTGCGATGAATGTAAATATGAACCTAGAGTTGAAGTAAAGATAGAACCAAAACCAGAAATTGAAATTAATGATAGTGTTAAAGAAGATATATCTAAATTAATCCATAATTTAGATGATAAAATCAATAACCTTTGGAAAATTCATGGTGATTATTTTGTAAAAATTGAAAATAAATTAGATGAATTAAAAAATGAGATTGATAATTTGAAACATGAAAGTAAAACCCCATCTAATTTTAGTAGCATTGAAAAAGAGAATATTACATTAGAAATAGTTGACGACGCAGTGTGTGAATCTAAAATTGAAGATGATGTAGAAGTAGAAGAAGTAGAAGAAGTAGAAGAAGTAGAAGAAGTAGAAGAAGTAGAAGAAGAAGTAGAAGTAGACGAGGAAGAACTAGAGGAAGAAGAACTAGTATCTGTTGAAACCGAGACAAAAGAACCTCTTGTAGAAGAAGATGAAGAAGAAGAGGAGGAACTGATTGAGATTGAAATTGATGATATTACATATTGTACAAATAATGAAGAAAACGGAATTATTTATGAATTAGATAAAGAAGGAAATGTAGGTAATAAAGTAGGTTATTTAAAAGAAGGCGATGCTTATTTTGATTGATAAAATTACAAAAAATAAAAAATTTTAATATAAATAAATTATAAATGGAACAATTATGTGCTCCAGCAATTATTTATTTAATATTCTCAATTATTCAAATACTTATTGATACAATTAAAGGTTTATATAATACTGCACTTATGAAAGTAATCGTAATGATTATGGTAACTTTTCTTTTACAAATATTATGTAAACGTGGGTTAAATGTCATATCTTGGATCATTGTGTTTATTCCTTTTATTTTAATGACTGTCATAGTATCGTTATTATTGTATTTCTTTGGTTTAAATTCAACTACTGGTAAAATTAATTATACATGTAAAGATAAAGAAAAAACAATAAATGCAACAAACGCAACAAAAGTACAAAGTACACATACCGATTCACAAGGAAATATACTAGTTTACGATCCATATTATGATCCTATCAATAATCCTGTATATTATAAATCACCAAACATTATCATACCAAAACCAGTAGTATTTCCAAAATAATTATACATAAACGATTTAAATAATAAATACATATTTATTTATAAACAAATATGTATTTTGATTTCGCTACATTCACAAAATATTTTTTCTATTTATTTGTTTGTTATCATTATGCAAAACATCGTTATCCAGAAAAAACTCAGGATGTTTTAATATTTGTAGGTTATAACTCTATTTATTTTTATAGTAAATTACAAATATTTTTAAATAAATCTTTGGTTAAAGGACATAATTATTTATTACAATATGAAAAATATAATCAATTACTATCATTTTTACAAAATATGAAGGATGAATTTGAAATTATTAGAGAACTTTCCTTATTGCATTCATTATTGTCAAAAACAATGACAAAAACTAATGATGTAATATTACATTTTGTGATAGATAATAAAATTGAATTTACCTTTGAAAAAAATGAATTTTTGACTGATTATTTACCTGATTTTTTCCCAAATGATTCTACTAGTAATGGGAATGAAACAAAACAAAATAAATCACACCAAAATGAGATATTTGACTATGATTTTATTATCGTCAATGGTGAAAATAATTTGAAAAAAATAATTAAAGATATTGATCTAATTAAAAATGATTTAGATACAGATGCAGATAGTTCGTCTGTTTTTAAAATAGAACCGTTTTTATATAAACCTTTATTATGTGAATTTATAAATGATGATGACAATGTAATCAAAATTGATTTTAGTGACAACAATAAATTTTATGATTTTTTAGTTGTGGATAATTATTTTGATAAAACTTTTTTAACTTATTTTATGAAAAATTATTATGAAGTAGATCTCAGTGATAATTATATACTGAAAATACTAGATAATAATGTAAATACATTATTGTTTGAAAGTAGTGATATAGTAAAGATTGAAAACAGTTGTATTAGTAAAATAAACAAATAATTTATATTAGTTAATAATAATATATAGTTAAATAATTTAAAAAAAAAATGAAATATTAAATTATAATATGGACTCCCAACAACAAAATACAGTAATGACTGAAACAAATAGTTGTAACCAAAAGGAAGAATATCATATGTTAACTGATAGATGGACCCTTTGGGCACATTTACCTCATAATACAGATTGGAGTATTAATAGTTATATACCGATATATACCTTTGGTTCTGTTGAAGAAACAATAGCAGTTACAGAAACATTGCCTCCTATTTTAGTTGAAAATTGTATGTTGTTTCTTATGAAAGAAGGTATTAGACCTACCTGGGAAGATCCGCAAAATAGAAATGGAGGATGCTTTTCATATAAAGTATCCAATAAAAATGTTTATTATGTTTGGAGGGATTTAACATATGTAGTTGTAGGAGGAACAATTAGCAAACAAGATTCTTATGTCAATAAAGTTACCGGTATTACAATTTCACCCAAAAAAAACTTTTGTATTATTAAAATATGGATGAGCGATTGTTCAAATCAAAATCCAGGGGTTGTTACAAGTGATTTAAAAGGTTTATCATCACATGGTTGTTTATTTAAAAAACATACTCCTGAATACTAATTCCACCTTTAGAAAAGGTGGAGCCAAATCTTTTGATATTTTTGTTGTATTTTTATTACACATTTTTACATTTCAAATGACAGTTTATATCTTCCCTTTTCTTCTAATTTAGTTCTTTTTCCTAAAAAAGTAAAATATTTATTTGCCAAGGCATATTGTTTGGGTTTTGTATTTTTTAATACATGTAAACGAACATTCATAATCATACCTACTTGCCATATACGCTTGTGTGAGTATTTTTTATTTTTGTATAATTGTTCTAATTTATTAATAGTATTTTTAACATCTTCTACTGTTGTATATTTTATATGTATAGTATCTCTAGGATTTTTGTCAATATATACATCAAATGATTTTTTAGGGTTTTCTGGATTAAATAAAAATTGTTTTTTTGTTTTATTTTTAATATTTTTATTCTTTTTCTTTGTATTATGATTCATAAAATATAATTATATTTTATTAATTTTTGGCTCCACCTTTTCTAAAGGTGGAAAAGGTGGAATTAGTTAGGTACAGGAAATGGTCGTTGATTTGCTTCAATGACCAAAGGCTCTGGAATGTAAGTAGGACCTTTCTTGAAAACATTAGACCAACATAGCTCTTTCAATTCTGGCACGAAAACTGGTGCTGGGTTTACTAAATTAGTTGAATTAATGCCAAATAAAAAAGATTCAATATCTGGTGCATTATACGACATTTGATTTCCTGGTATTTGTGCAGGAAGTAAACCTGTTCCGGGTAATCTAGTATCATAAGCAGCACCGTATTGTGAGTTAGGGTATAAAGTATAAGTTCTTGAATGCTTATATTCTCTTTCTTCTAAACAATAATTTCCAGGAGTATTCTTATTACGGGTTGAAGCCATTATTAATATATTTAATTATTATTATATTTTTGAAACATTATTTTTTAATGCTATTATTTTTTCATTACTAATAATCCCTTTATCTAAAAATTCACAAATACATGGATAAAATAAATGTAAATTATCATAGGAAAATAATATCATAAACTTTTCAAAACACTGGCTTTCATTTATTTTACTGAATACACCATGTGCATTTATGGTTTCATATATATTTGAACATAGTTTGTCTATTTCTTCATTTTCAATCATAAGTTTATATAAATTATCTATTTTTTCAATAATTTGTTCTTCTAAAAAATCATCTAATCCAAAAATACTTATTAAATCATATTTGTAAATTATGTCGCTTAAATCCAATTTTTCTTTTTCATCTATTATATTGAATTTTTCGTGTAAATCTGGATCATTGTATGTGATTTTATGATCTAATTTTATTAAATTATGCTTATCCATGTATAATATGTATTATTATACATGGTATATTTTTAAATACCTTTTGCAATTTTTTTGAAAAGTTGTTAACCCAAAAGTTTTGCGCAACTTTTTTGAAAAGTTGCTAACCCAAAAGTTTTGCGCACCTTTTTTGAAAAGTTGTTAACCCAAAAGTTTTGCGCAACTTTTTTGAAAAGTTGCTAGACATATTGAAAACTAGTATGTTTATTGAAATAATCAGCGTCTCTTGTTAGTTCGCGAGATGGAACACCTCCGCGAATCCACCCTTCAGAAGCAACTCCCTCAACACAATTAGCAGGATTGGTTATTTGTTCTTTGATCGCTGGTAATAAAGGCGTAGAATGATAGGTAACGTAACTTTTCTCACTCAAATTGGTAACACTTTTTTTATTGATGATTTGTTCACCTTGTTGAATTTGTGATTCAATGACTGGATTAACAGATCCTCTTCCTAAATATGGGACTGTTGCAAAAGGACGTTGAAATAAATCAATGTGACACCTTGGATGTGTTTGAATGCTACCAATCAAAAGATTTGAAGAATCGTCAATATTGCAGCCTCCTGCACCACTTCCATAACCACCATTATAAAAAATACCTGGTTGTGATGTAGCCAATGCTTTTGGGTTTTTCATAGAACAATCTGCTGAAAAATAATTTTGTAACATATAATTTGCAGCCTCTATATCTTGAATATCTGTCTGTGATTTACAACATGGGTCTAAACCAATTCTTGACATATTATCAAAAGTATAACTAGAAACAGTATCCATATTTTATATTATATATATAATACATTATTTTTTATATATATAATTTTTATCTAAATGTCTTTATCTATCAAATAATAAAATTAGACAAAAACAAAAGTTAAAATATTTTTAGTAAAGAATATATCTATAATTATCTTGCACTCTTGCAAATGCACCTTCTGGAGTACTTTCTTTGCCAGAATATTTAAGATCATCATACAAATACTTTGCATAAGCACCTTGATCATTTGTAACTCGTGTATTGGCTGTGCTATAAAAAATACGATTTGATTGATCTAATTCAAAATTATTCCATAAATCACCAAATAACTGCTTATTTGTATTATTAATTCCTGGATTCATAAATTGAACACCTTTCTTAACATTTTTTGTAATTTTTTCTTCTACTTCAGGATTAAAACTAGGTGGTGCTGCTTTTCTATCCGGATCATCCATGATATCTGTAAGAAGAACATTACTAAAAGGATTTGTTTTATTTCCTTCTTTAAATTCACTACTTATAACAGTTTCTAAAGTAACCGGATTTGTAATAGTTTTTGCACTTTTATCAAATAATCCAGTTACCTGATTTCCTTGAACTTCAAAACCTTCGTTTTTTTTTAAATCGTCACTTGACATCTTAGGTTTGCGCATTTTATATAAAATATAAATTAACGAAATTGTAACTATACCAACTATTAAAATTCTTGTTGATCTTGTTGTAATAAAGCCTAAAATAGTAATTAAAATAATCAACCGTGTAATAGCATTTAATTTTTGTTCGTACCCCATATTGTTAGTGGGCCATAATTCAAAAATAAAATCTTTATTAAATAAAATAGTTGGGTTATTTGCCCAAATTTCTTGTGTTGTTGTCATTTATATATATCCACTTTTAAAAAAAGTGGAGCAAAACTCTAAATCCACTTTTAAAAAAAGTGGAGCAAAACTCTAAATCCACTTTTAAAAAAAGTGGAGCAAAACTCTAAATCCACTTTT